AGATATTATTTAACAAGTACAATGCTCTTAAAGAAGAATATATCAAGAATATTGATGAGATACTATCTTCTAATAGAGGTAATATCAAGCTATGTGTAGAATATTATACTTTCATAGATGACAGTACAGACTATGAGATGATTACTATTGCAGAGATATGCAAGAAAGATAATGATACTCTTGCACATCTATATGCTACAGATACTGAGACTCTTGAAGTTATTGAGAGTTGGACACCTCTTAGAGACTTATCAATAGATGAGTTGTATAAAATAGCCGAGAAACTATAACACATATAAAGCCTTACAACAATATGACAGCAAAAACAGCAGCTCTCCAAGACATCCAGGATGAATTAAGAGCAGAACAAAAGACCTTTATTCCCTTCATAGTATCTTTAAACTCAGTAATGAGAGGATTGGTTAATGAACAGCTTCAGAAACAGGGAGTAAAAAGACCAAGTAAAAACAGTGGGCAATTAGTAGCCCATTGCTTGTGTTTATCAAAAGACAAAGTTGAATACTCTAACTATAGTAAATATTATGCGAAAACTAAGTGAAAGTTTCATTTATCTCCTTGCAGCCTTAATGGTGGCAACCTTCTTCATTGCAGTATTGATGGGAGAAGGCAATAAGGGACTATTAGATTTGTTTTGATTCTTCTTTTTTTTCATACAGCCTGATTAGCCAGATTACACTGACTGTCAGGCTATTTTTTTGTTTTCTTTCAATACTGTCTATCTGCCAAATATCAAGCCAGCACAAATTACACCTATTATTATAATAGGCAGATGTTTAACCAAAAAATTTGTATTATGGCAGATATGCATGATATCATTAAGTTCTCCTGTAATGGAGAGAGTATATTTGGCATAGTCATAGAGCACTATGCCAATCCACTTGATGAATTCAGTATTGTCTATGCAGACTATAGTCTTCATAAGGTATATAATATCGAAGAAGATGCTATCATGATGATAGACAATATTATCATCCCAGCCTGTGATAATGCACTGACAGACTTCAGGTTGAGAAGGCAGCATTTGAAAGATGTTGGTAAATTCTGTGATGAAATAGAATTTATGAAAGAGGCAATGCAGTCTAAATTGAAGACAGATGACCTGTTTGATGATGCAGAGCCTCTGTGAGCTTTTTATCTATTAACACCTAGGGGTTCTTCGGAACCCCCAAGGTTTTTAATCTCATCCTAAAAATAGAAACCACCATCACCTTCCTATTTAGTATTTAGGCGATGAAGACATAGGGGCTTGATTGTTGTAAGGATAGAGTTCCCTTTCCTTCCAGTATAGCTGGTTGGGAGGGGAAACTCTTTTTAACAATAAAAGCCCATAAAAGCGGAATATTATCAAAAGTTTTGTTAATAGAATTGCTTTTTGAGAGATATATTTTTCATTAGACTATATAAGGATTAAATTTGCAGTATCTGTTGTGAAATAGGGCATTTTAACTCAGGTTGATGATAACTATTCATATTTGCGAAATCATTTTAACTTTCATTATTTCAAATCAGGTTTGCTCTTCTCTATTGTGAAATACGGAAGATTTGAGTATCCACTTAGAAATGTGTAATTGGTAAAGTAGTTTTTTTGTCATATTATTTAAATTCGGATTAAATTTCAGTTTCTGTACTAATTGGTTTAACGGGTGTGGATACTCAGTCCCACAGAGGTGGGACAATTTGGTCTCATAGTTAAATGGATATAACAAATCTCTCCTAAAGATTAGTTCCAAGTTCGATTCTTGGTGAGATCACGGTAATAATATCTTGTAATTTCTGGTTTTTCATAACAAAATGTTTGTTTAAAGGTTAAGTAATGTGGTTTAATATTATTGTTTGCTTGTGAAAGTAGAATAGTATTTAATGAATTCTTGAGACATATTTTAATAATGTAATTCTTTTCCAGTTTGCTTGTGAAAGTAGGCTGGTTTTTATAAGGGAATCCTCGGTGGCATAAGACACTGAATCAAGAAAAGTATAAATACAATCCCAAAAACAGCAGTCCTGCCTCTTTAAAAGTTTTCTTGAGCTGAAGGGGCTGTATAGGTCTTATACAGGAGTTCGATTCTCCTGATTCCCACAAGCTTTACGGCCTTGGAAAAGTTTTTCATATTTATTATTGAAATTCAACCAACTTGCCTGTGAAGGTAGGTTGGTTTTTCTTTGTGTATTCTTGGCAGGTATCTTCAGGATATCTGCCTTTTTCATATATCCTTAACAATTAAAATTTTAAACTTATGTCAAAAAGAAAAAAGACAAGAAAAGCTTGGTCACAGAATGAGGAAAGCATCCTCATCAAGAATGTAGAAAAGCATGTGTTGTGCCTCACAAAAGCGTTTAATGCAACTTCTAAGGAGATTCAAAGGTCTCAAAAGGCTGTAGCTGCCCATTGGTATGCAAGGACATCAATGCAGTGTGGTAAGACACTGTTTATGACAGTCTCTGGTAAGCATGTGGCTGTGAATAGGAAGAACAGTAAGGGACAGCCTCTGAAGCTGCCTATCTACAAGAGGCTGCTGGCAATCTTAGGATTGAACTATTGAATGCTGATTGTATAAATATTCATTTCTAAAAGTTAAAAATGGATATTTATTGCATTTTTTATGCATAAAAATACGATTATTGCAAGAAAAATGTATATATTTGCAAAGGCATAAAAATCAATTTCAGCTAAATTTACGAATAAGACAGTAAGGATAACATTACAAAGATAGGAATCTTTTGTAAGAGTCCTTGCTGTCTTTAACCTTGAGCAAAATGAATAACGAAATAAAGACAGCACTCCAGAAAAAGGAGTTTGAAGCCTTGAAGGGGAAAAACAGGGTTATCCTCAAATGGGCAACAGGCTGTGGTAAGTCTAAAATGGCCATAGACCTCATAAACTATGCCATAGGAGGGATTGCCCATAAGCCTGTGAGTATTCTCTTTCTGGTTGCAGAAAAGGCTCATATAGACAACTGGAAAGACGAATTTGAGAAATGGAATCTTCAGAAAGTAGGCATTGAGGTGAATATCATCTGCTATGCTTCCTTGAAGAAGGTGGTAAATCTGTCCTATGACATCATAGTCATGGATGAAGCACACCATGTATTCACGGAAAAGCGTCTTACAGCCCTCTGGAGCCTTTCTAAGAATACAAGTAAGGATTCATACATATTTCTGCTTTCAGCCACTCTGCCCTACTCTAAACAGGATGAAATAGAGGATATCTTTGGGAGATTCACTATCTCCACTGTCACCTTAAAAGAGGCTATCAAGAAAGAGATTCTCCCAGATCCAACTATTTATGTGATTGGGATGAATATGGATAATTCTAAGGCTGACCAGGAAATTAAGGTTGGCAAAGGCTCTAATCTCCCAGAAGTAAAATGGGAGAACAGAATGGGCTATATAACCAAGAAGATTCCCTGTGTCATTAAGTGTACTCAATGGCAGAAATATCTGCATCTCACATCCACTATGGATTATTGGAAGGGAAGATATGAGTTCTCAAGAAATGAATTCCATCACACTATGTGGGTAAATGGTGGAAGTCAGAGAAAGAGATTCCTGGGAGAATGTAAGACAGAGGCTGCTAAGGAGCTTCTGAATCACATATCTAAAAGAAGAAAGCTTGTATGCTTCTGTGCTTCTGTGCCTCAGGCTAATGAGATATCTTCCACAAATACTATTTCCTCAAAGAAGACTGACAAATATAATAAGGCTGTCATAAACTCCTTTAACAAAGGACATATCAGCAGAATATATGCTGTTGGTATGATTACTGAGGGAATGAACCTTGCAGATATTGAAGCGGGTATCATCATACAGCTTGATGGCAAGGAAAGGCTCTTTATCCAAAAGGTTGGGCGAGCTCTAAGGGCTAAGTCTCCCATTGTATGCATATTCTATTATAAGAATACACAGGATGAGACTTATCTGAGAAAAGCCTTGGAGAATGTAGATGAAAAGTACATAAAGCATGTAACAATAGAACAATTAAAAACTATGAAATTATGAAGATAACATTTGACACTGTTGCCTGTAAGAAGCATGAGGAAGACCCCGATGTAATCTTGTATCTCATATCCCATATTATAGGCCATCCTATCAATATTGGGTCATTTGAGAAAGCAAGAGAAAAGGGTTATCTCACCTTTGATGCTCCTTATAATGCAGCATCTCCGATGCCTAAGTACTGCCGCATATCAGATACTGGAGAGTATGTAGCAGAAGGCATTATGGCTGATAGCAAGAGCTCTTTCTCTGATGCCAGAATAGTCAATCTGGCTAATAAGATGAGAGAGATATTCCCTACTGGCAAGAAACCTGGATATGCCTATACTTGGAGAGACTCTGAATCCTGTATTGTAGACAGGCTCAAGAAGTTCTTCCTCAAGTATGGCGACTATCCAGATGAAGACATTATTGATGCTACCAAGAGATATGTAACCTCCTTTAATGGTAACTATCAATATATGCAGCTCCTCAAGTATTTCATTTGGAAGAACAAAACTACAGGTGAAGAGGTGGTCAGGGGAAGGATTGTAGGAGAAGTAGAAAAGCAGTCACAATTAGCTGCTTGGCTTGAAGATAAGGAAACTGTTAATGTTGCATCTGATTGGGATATATCACTTAGATAATATGGGAGAATTATACAAAAGAACAATCGCCAGATATAAGAAAAGGCGTGAGAATATACTCAATGGAGGAGTAAACTGTATTCCTTCACCATTTAAAAGGTTTAATAGAGATTTTTGTGGTATAGAGCAAGAGACCTATTATCTGATAACAAGCTATACTAATGGTGGAAAATCACAGTTGGCAAGCTATCTCTTTGTCTATAACACTATAATGTTCTGTTATTATACTAAGGCTAATGTGGATTTCAAGATAATATATTTTCCTCTTGAAGAGACTGAAGAAAGGCTTATTGACAGGTTTCTCAGCTGGTTTTTATACAACAAGTCTGGAAGGAAAATTAGGATAGCTCCGTCAGAATTAAGGTGTACTACAGAGGCTTTTAGTGACTATATAATGGATCTTCTCACTAAGTTTGATGTCGAAAATATTGTTGACTACTTTGAGGAGCATGTTATCATTCCTGAAGAGTTGGGTAATCCTACTGGTATGTATAAGTGGTGCAAAAAGTATGCAGAGGAACATGGTACTGTGCATTATAAAAAAGTCAGGATAAAAGACGAGCTGGGTGTAGAACAGGAAAGAGAAGTATTCAACAGTTATGAACAGGACAATCCCAATGAGTATAGGATTATAATTACGGATACTGTAAATCTTATTGAACAAGAAAGAGGAATGTCTAAAAAAGAGGCTATTGACAAGTATAGTGAGTATAACACAAAGTATCTTAGAAATAGATATCACTATTCTATTCTTGGTGTTCAGCAACAAAATACTGATGGTGCTTCTACAGAGTCTGTGAAAATAGGCAGAGTCAGGCCCACTAAGGAGGGTCTTGGGGATTCAAAATATACTGGTAATGATGCCAATGTTATTCTTGGACTGTTCAGTCCTATGAAATTCAATATGCCAGAATATTTAGGATATGATGTCACAATCTTGCAAGACCGTCTGAGATTCCTTGAAGTTCTCAAATCAAGGGATGGTTCCTGTGGAGGCATTATACCACTATGGTTTGATGGAGCCGTATGTGACTTTAAAGAGCTGCCAAAGGCCGATGATAAAGATGCAATGGATAAGATTTATGCCTATTGTAAGAAACTTGACGCAGGTCTTATACCTCAAGTAAGTACTCCTGTATCTTCATCTCCCTCCAAAGCTACCTCATTGCTTCTTTCCACAAAGAATGCAGTAAAACATTTTATTAATTACAAAATTTAATCAACCCGATGAGTAACTTAGTTATTATTCTTGGTGCTTCTGGTACTGGTAAGTCTACCAGTATTAAGACACTAAATCCGCAAGAGACTGTAGTTCTCAACATTCTTGGTAAGGATTTACCCTTTAAGGGTTCCCGTACTAACTATACCAAGGAGAAACTCAATCTTATTCAGCCTACAGGTTGGGATAATGTACAGTCTATGCTTCAGTCCATCTCTAAGAACTATCCAAATGTGCATAACATTGTGATAGATGATGCCATTTATGTCATGAGAACAGAATTCTTTGACAGGAGTAAGGAGAAGGGCTTTGATAAGTACAATGAATTGGCTGACCATTTCAGAAGGATTATTGCTGCTGGTAATAATCTTCGTGATGACATTACAGTATTCATGATGCTTCATACAGAGACTGTTGAAGCAGATGGCTCTGTAATAGGCTATAAGGCATCTACTGTAGGCAAGCTGTTGGATAAGATGTATAATCCAATTGAGTCAGTATCCATTAATTTGTTCTCACAGCCTAAGTATGATGACAAAGGCAAGCCTACATTTGGATTCTACACTCACCCAATGAAAGTGAATGGTATAGAGATTCCAGCAAAGTCTCCAGATGGAATGTTTGAAGAGGATTTCATTCCCAATGACCTTCAGCTTATTGTGAATAAGATGAAGGAGTATTATGGTAGATAACAGCTCGCTCAGAGCAAAAGGAAATAATCAAATTAATTAATCAAATTTACAACAATGGAAAAAAAGAATTTTTCTAAGATTGAAATCGCAGTAATCAAGAGAACTGCACAGAATGTAGCCCAGTTTGTAACCAAGAAGGAGAAGCTCAATGCCAAGATTGCAGAGCTTGAGGCAGAGAAGGCTTCCCTCCAGCCCATCATTGACTCATTCCAGGGTCCCATCAAGGAGATGACTGGTGGTTATACCACTGAAGACCTTGTAACCCGTGAAGTAGTTCACACTGGCAAGATGGATTCTAAGACTGGCAAGGAGATTCTTCAGACTCGCTATATTCTGAAGTATCCTGATACTGTAGTTCCTGTTAATGAGGCAGCTCAGGAGGAGGTAATTGAAGAGCAGGTTGTTAAGGATGCAGAAGCTCAGGTAGTAGCTGAGAAGAATGCAGACCCCTTCAATGAGGAATCCTGGAGCTAAAGACCCATTAAAGGAACTTTGATTTTTATGTCAAATATCCATATCTTTAAGGGACAAGTTCCCTGTGCTGACTCCTTTAAGTTTTATGAGATGTGCTTTCTTTTGCCAGTCAGACAGTCATTAGAGTCCCTTTTAATTGATTATTCTAACATTAAATATTTTTAATATGGCTATAAAAGCAAACGCTAGCTCTACGGGAGCTACAGGTTTTAAGAAGTATCTTGGTGTAGGTTCCTTCCGTGTTACGGGAGTGAATCCTACCAAGGAAGAGATGGAGAAGTTCTATGGCAGGGAGGTATCCAAGGCTCCTGAGTATCTCAAGGATAAGCAGGATGCCAATGATGACAATAAGCCCTATAAGCAGCTTAGGGTTACATTCCTGCTTCAGGCAGATGTCAAGTATGAAGATGGTAAGCCCATTAAGGAGAATGCTGCCTTAAAGGAGCCTTTGAAGACTTCTGTCAGCTTCTTCCTTGATTCACGTTATTTCTATAATCGTGATAAGACCAAGGTTCAGGTAATTGATAAGTATGGCAGGACTGCTTGGGTTACCATTGAGCAGTGTAAGAATCATCAGATTCCTGTATATGCAAATGGCCCTGCAAGGCTAGATGCTGATTATCGTCCTGCACTTCGTGGTGAGAATGAGCTTACTCAGTTCATCCTTAACTATCTCAATGTAACCCCGATTGATTCCTATAACAATAATACAGGACAGTGGGTTACCAATCCTCATCCTGAAGACTGTGAGGGCAATCTCTCTAAGATTAAAGACTATTTCAAGGGGGATATCTCTGAGTTGAAGGAGTGCTGCTCTCTGATGCCTACTAATAGGGTTAAGCTCCTCATGGGTGTACAGACTGATGACCAGGGTAATCAGCATAATAATGTCTATAGCCGTCTTTCTATGAGGAATGGTGCTCGTAGCTATACTGCATTCAAGGATAGTACAGAAGGTCAGCAGAATAGCAATACCATCTATACTCAGGATCACGCAGGTATTATCACAAACCTTGTAGAATATGATGATGATGCCAAGGAGTCTGACCTCTCTAAGCCTGCTATGGATGACCCATTTGCAGCAGCTGCTGCTCTTCCTGAGGCAGGTAGTGACTTGCCTTTTGGTGATTCAAATGACGAAGACCCGTTTGCATAATATCTAATATCCCCTGACAATGAAGGCTAAACCCAGTGAATGTGAATCTGTTGCCAGTGTGATGAGTAGAGTGTCTCATGCAGACCTATTATCTCATTATCTTGGCATTGATTCCTTGCCTGTGCTTATCAATTCTCCCCTTAGGAATGATAGTCATCCTTCATTTTTCATCTACTCACCTGATGGCATCAAAGTCCTCTATAGGGACTATGCCACAGGTGACAAGGGGGATATTTATAACCTTCTTCAGAATAAGATGAGTGTCTCTTTCTCTGAGCTGCTTCATAAGATATCTTCTGAGAAGGTATTCACCAAAAGCAGTCTTACTATTAATAGTCCCTCTGGAGCTAAGAAGTTTACGAAGTCATCCAGAGACTTGAAAGTAAGAATCAGGGAATGGAAAGACTATGATATTGCCTATTGGAAATCTTATGGCATATCCCTTCAATGGCTGAAATATGCTGAGGTATATCCAGTATCCCACAAGATAGTATACAAGGATGGACAGAAGTATGTGTTCCCAGCAGCGAAGCATTGCTATGTCTTTGTTGAGAGAAAGGAAGAGAGAGTATCTCTCAAAGTCTATTCCCCGTTTGCTACAAGATACAAGTGGGATAACAGCAATGACAGCTCTGTTGTAGGATTGTGGACTAAGGTTCCCAAAAGTGGGAATAAAATAGTTATTTGCTCATCTCTGAAGGATGCATTATGTCTTTGGGCTAATATTGGGATACCAGCCATCTATGTACAGTCTGAGACTACAGGATTATCTAGCACAGCTCAGGAGGTGCTGAAACAGAGATATAAGAATATCTATATCTGCTTTGACAATGATACTCCTGGATTAATGGATGGTGAGGAGCTGTCTCAGAGAACTGGCTTTAAGAATGTGGTGCTTCCTGATTTTGAAGGAGGCAAGGATATCAGTGATATGTTTAAGGCAAAGGGTAAGGAAGAATTTATTAGAATTGTAAAACCTTTATTTAATAAATAATATGCAACGCACAGTAATTTGTGATATTACTACACCCGAATTGGCTGTAGAAGAATTATATGATGCTATTAAATGCTCCTATGAGCATGGGTATATAAAAAGAAAACAGATAGAAGCACTTGCAGAATTGACAACAGAATTAGCTAATCGCCTAAAAGAAGAGGAAAGTGGAGAATAAAAAGATAAAGAATGCCTCTGAGTGCGAGTACAATGGAATTCACTTTAAGAGTAACTTTGAGAGAGACTGCTACAAAGTGCTGCAAGATGAAGGCTTTAATCCCCAGTATGAATCTCAGACATTTCATATATGGAGTGGAAAAAATTTTTCTGTGCCTTGTTATGATGTACATACAGACAGGAAACTAAAGAAAAAGGTATGGGGAATCAATTCCTATAAACCTATGGCAATTAAGTACACTCCAGACTTTATTTTTCACATCAATGATTCTTTGGGAACTGACAGAATGATAGTTATAGAAGCCAAAGGCTTTCCAAATGACCGCTATATCTATGTAAAAAAGATGTTTCGTTCCTATTTAGAAGAGAATCACCCTCAAAGTGTATTTTTTGAAGTACACAATAAAAAGCAATTAAAGTCCGCAATAGAAATTATTAACAACTTAAAGAATCAAGAACAATGTCAGCAGTAGACAAATATATGAAGATGATAGATGAAGAGGAAGTTTCAAAGAAAGATTCTTCTAAAGAAATTAAGTCTGAAAGAAAGTCTTTTCAAGAGATAAGGACTGAGGTTATTAATTACCTCAGAGCACATCTTTGGGTAATGAAAAAAGAGTGTGAGTATCTGGACAATAGAACTGATGCCAATACCGAGTCTAATTTCAATGAAAAAGGCAAAGGTTGGGCCTGGGTTATTAAAGGCACAGAAATATTAGACAGGAAATATTAAAGACAGTCTCTTGTATACGTTGTAAAACTTACTAGCAATGAGTAAAACAGAAGTATGGAAAAACATTCCAGGATTTGAGGGCCTGTATCAAGCAAGTAGTTTAGGCAGAATTAGAAGTCTTGATATGAAAGTAAAGTATAAGAATACTTCTAGTACAGCCCTCAAAAAAGGAAAAATATTATCTCCAAAGACAACTAATAAAGGCTATCTTGAAGTTGTTCTGATGAAAAATTCAGTACGGCATGTAAAAAGAGTGCATCGACTAGTTGCACTTACCTTTATTCCAAATCCAGAAAATTATACCACAATCAATCATATTAATGAAAATAAAAAGGATAATTCTATAGAAAATTTGGAATGGTGTACTGTAAGGCATAATTGTGAGGCATATACAGCTAGCAGGAATGTAGTATATCAATACAACCTTGAAGGAAAACTCATTAAAATTTGGCATTCTTTAACTAGAGCTGCCGAAGATGTCGGAGGAGATAAAACTGGAATACAGCACTGTTGTTGTGCAAAGCTAAAAACTTATAAGGGCTTTATTTGGTCGTACAGTCCCTTAATTGAAACAGAGTATACCTGGAGAAAAACAAATAATAATATAGTCTCTGTGGAACAATTAGATTTAAAAGGAAATGTTTTGCATACTTACAGTAGTATTACAGAAGCGGCAAAAGCTGTAAATTGTAATTCTTCTGCTATTACTATGGCTTGTAAGGACTTGCGTAAAATAATAAAAGGTTATAAATGGAGAAAAGTATAAAAGATATTTTTTGGCAAATTGATGAGCCAAGTTATAGGCAAGACCTTGCCCTATCACAGTCTACTCTTTCATCCTATGAAAGAGGAGGATTCGAGTGCTTGGATACCCTATTTGAGCCTTTCAGTACTCCGTCACTCACGTTTGGATCTGCTACTGATTGCATTCTTACTGATGGAGAAAAGGCTTTTACAGATAGGTTTTATATTAGTGATATGCCTAAGATTTCTTCGACGGCAGAGCCTATAATCAAAGAGATTTATGAGAAATTCCATAACTCTTATACCAATATCAACGATATTCCAGAGTCAGAATTGATGCCTATTCTTTCTCAGGCTGGATATAAAGGCAATACTAAATGGGGAACTAAGGCTAAGTGTGCTGCTATTAAGACAGATGGGGCACAGTATTATCAAACTATGTTCATGGCTAATGGGAAGACTATTTTATCCCAAGATACCTATAACAGAGTGTTTGCTTGTGTAAGAGCTCTTAAGGATTCTCCTCAAACCTGTATGTATTTTAGAGATGATGACCCCTTTGACGATATTGAGAGAGCATATCAAATGAAGTTCAAAGGAAATCTTGATGGTATTGATTATAGGGGAATGAGTGATTTGCTGGTTGTGAACCACAAGGAAAAATATGTTATTCCCTGTGACTTGAAGACTAGTCATAACAGGGAGTATAATTTCCCAAAATCTTTCCTTGAGTTCAGATATGACATTCAAGGCAGGCTTTATTGGAGATTAATTAGGCAGACTATGGATAAAGATGAATATTTCAAGGATTTTAAATTGCTCGATTTCAGATTTATCGTAGTTAATAACTTTGATGTCCCTGTTCCATTAGTATGGAAGTTTGAGCAGTGCAAGGAAGTAGGCACTATAGAAGTTGGAGGAAGAAAACTCCGCGATCCCCAAGTTATTGGTGAAGAGCTTGCGTATTATTTGCGAGAACATCCATTAGTGCCTAGAGAAATCAGTACCAATAAACCAAACAGTATAGAACAATGGTTTGAGAATAAGGAATAATGGGCAAGACATCTAAGGTGGAATTAGACAGCTATAATAATTTCTGCAAGAAATTAAGTGAAGGCAGTGTCATCTATAATGTTGATACTACCAATGGGTGGGGAGAGTATCTGCTGGTCATAGACAAGAGCAGTATATGTGTTGGCAAGACCCATACATACTCTTTGATTCTATTAGGCATACAGAAAGAGAGAGGCAGATACCTACCCCGTAATCTCAAGATATCACTTACTCCTGAAAGTGCCAGTCATATTCCATATCTTAAATATGTCGGATATTGCAGATATGAACTACTCTTGGTACTCAGGGATGTGAATATCAATATAGGTCTTGCTGCTGCCTATGGCAATACTGATTTGCATAAGTTTACTAAGAATGTGCATATCAGGAAACCACAGACACGTAAATACAATAAGGACGGCAAGCCTGTAATTAAGAAAAACTCTAATAATAATTAATATGAAATTGAGAATTAAGATTAAAAGATTTAAGAATGCTGAAGGAGAACCTTTGGTAAACCTCCCCAAAGTTATTAAGAAAGGTGACTGGGTAGACTTGGCTACTGCTGAAGAAGTGACACTGAATGCTCCACAGGCAGGTACTCTCAAAGGACATGATGTCAAGCATCGTGATGTCATTTCTGAAGTAACCTATATTCCTTTGGGAGTTGCCATGCAGTTGCCAAAAGGATTTGAGGCAATTATGGCAGCAAGGAGTTCAGCACCTAAGAAGATGGGAATCATGCAGGCTAATGGTATTGGAGTGATTGACAACACCTATTGTTCTGATGAAGATCAGTGGATGTTTCCTGCAGTCACTCTCAGGAAAACCTCCCTTGCAGTAAATACCCGTCTTTGTCAATTTAGAATCCAGCTATCCCAGAAAGCAACCCTGTGGCAGAAGATTAAGTGGCTCTTTACTTCTGGAATTGAGTTTGTAGAAGTTGAAAGCCTCAATAATGAAGTACGTGGGGGACTTGGGAGTACTGGGATATAATTAAAATGTATTTATTATGATTGCGAATATTATTATCCTTCTCTGGCTTATCTTCATTGGTTGCCTTATCTATGGTCTGGTAAATTATCTGAAGACAAGAAATAGTCAAGTCCATTCTTTTCAGACAATGAAATCCGATATTCCCTATATCACCATTGATATTCAGGGAAACATCTTGAATATGATTGTGGATTCTGGTGCTGGAGTATCATTGATTACTGAAGAAGCCCTTACTTTCCTTTCCTTTGAAGAAAGTGACAGGGAAGTTACTCTCCAGGGAATTGTCAATGAGTCTACTCCTCCCAAGATGGTAACAATCCCCATCAGTGTAAAGGGAAGAGAAGTGAAAGAGGACTTCATTAGAATCCAGGCAGATGACTTTGCTGGGTTTGGCAAGAAATATGGAGTCATCATTCATGGCTTATTGGGCAATGAGTTCTTTGAGAAGACTGGATGCATTATAGATTATAAGAATCACTCTGTTTCATTTGACTGAATATGATTTATCTTGTATCTCGCCAACAGCAGCTCTTTGATAATCCTGCATATAGGACTATCAGCGTAGAAGAGTCATTGAAGATGATGGAAGACTGGAAGGTTGTTCAGTTTGATACTGAGACTTCTGGTGTAGACCCCCATCTCTGTACTCTCCTGTGTGCTCAGTTTGGCAATGATGCTCATGATGCTCAGATTGTGGTGGATGCATCTACTGTGGATATCAAGCTGTATAAAGATATACTTGAGTCCAAGAGATGTATTCTCCACAATGCCAAGTTTGATTTGCAGTTCCTCTATAACTATGGTATCATTCCCCTAAAGGTATATGATACCATGCTCATTGAGCAGTTGCTTCATCTTGGCTATCCCTCAGGTCAGGTATCATATTCTCTTAAGGAAGTAGCATGGAGAAGGCTTAACATCAATATTGACAAGACTGTCAGAGGAGAAATCATCTGGCGTGGATTAGATACTGATGTTATCCTCTATGCTGCAGGAGATGTGATGTATCTTGAGAAGATTATGCATTCTCAGATAGAAGACCTGAAGAAATGGGATTTGATGAAAGCTGCCAAGATAGAATGTGACTTTGTTCCTGTAATTGCCTATCTTGAATGGTGTGGTATTCATCTTGACCAGGATAAATGGAAGGCAAAGATGGAAGAAGATAAGAAGAAACTTGAAGAGAGTAAGAAAGCCCTCGACACCTTCCTTATTAATACACCCTCCCTAGCTGCCTTCACTTATGTCAACATGCAAGGTGATTTATTCTTAGGATTTGACCTTACCCCAAAATGCACAGTCAATTGGTCAAGTTCTCATCAGGTAGTTCAGGTAGCCAAGGCTCTTGGATTTGACACCAGGATGAAGGATAAGAAGACTGGCGAAGATAAGGATTCTGTTCTTGAAAAGCATCTGAAATCCCAAAAGGGTATCTGTGATGAGTTTTTGAAACTCTATTTTGATTATCAGGAGCATTTCAAGGTGGTAACATCCTTTGGACAGGGCCATCTGAATGCCATTAATCCTAAGACTGACAGGATTCACACTATCTACAGACAGCTTGGTGCTGCTTCTGGAAGAATGTCTTGTGGTTCTCAGCAGCCTAATAAGGAATTGGCTAAATTCAAGCACATCAGTCCCAGCGAATGTACTTATCCTAATATGCAGCAGTTACCTTCAGATGCTGCCACCAGAGGCTCTTTTACAGCTCCAGAGGGGTATGAATGGTGCTCTTGTGATTACTCTGCACTTGAGTCCAGACTGGGAGCAGATATCTACAATGAGAAAGCCATGATAGATGAGTATCTGCATGGTTCTGGTGATATTCATTCCCTAGTAGCCAAATTCTGCTTTCCTAAGGAGCTTGAAGGTATTGATGTGAAGGATATCAAGAAACTCCGTCCAGACTTAAGGAAGAAAGCCAAAGGCCCTGAATTCGCAATGCAGTTTGGAGGTTCTCCATTTGCCATACAAGGAGCTCTTGCCTGCTCTCTGGAAGAGGCAGAACAGATTGCTGATGACTATTGGAAGGGTTTCAAAGGCATTGCAGACTTCAAGAAAAGAGGCTCTGAATTTGTAAGGAAGAATGGCTATATCCTCATGTGCCAGTATAGTGGGCATAAAATGTTCTGGTGGGATCACAAGGAATGGCTTGAAAGACAGAAGTCTTTCACTCAGGAATTCTGGGAAGAATACAGGACTAAGCATAAAGGCACTGGGGATGCTATTGCCAAGGAAGTGTCCATGCATTTCAGGGCAGCATCCAAGTATGATAGAATGGCACTCAATGCTCCAACGCAAGGTTCAGGCATTGTGATTTTGAAGATTGCTATGGCTAATTTCTTCCACTGGATTGTGGAAAACTCTCTCTTTGGTATTGTAGAGATTGCTGCACTTGTGCATGATGAAGCAAATATCATCTATCCTAAGGACAAGCATTATATAGCTGGAGTCCTTAAGGAATGTATGGAAAAGGCAGCTTCTCTTGTATGTACTAAGCTACCCATCCCCGCAGAGGCAGAAGTCGGATTATATTGGAAACACTAGGTTAAAAACAACAATGGTAGAATTTATTAAATCATTCAAGGAAAAGCAGAGAACCAGACAGTATGCTGCCATTACACAGCAGGCTGAAGATACTATCTATCTTTCAGATTTCAATGATAAGGTATATATTTCTGTCGGAGGAAACCCTTTGGTGGAAATAGAAGATACTTGGACTACCAAGGAAATCATGGAAGAGATTAAGAAACTGCGTAATAATTTCATTACTGTCAAACTTAAAAAACAATTTATTGGATAATGAGTGAATTACAACTGACAGAAGCCCAAGAAAAAGCCCTGTATCAGGCTAATATCCGTCTTACCATACTTTATCTGCTGCCAGACATTTGTGAGGCTCTGATGCAAGATATTATGGATTATCGGAAGAAGGCTGGAGTAAAGGGAATGAAGTATGAGCAGAAGATGTACTGGAAGGCATTCTTCAAGGATTGCTATAATCTGAGGAAAGTGATGAAGACTTCCCCAGAACAAGTTAGAAGTGCATTTGCTGATTCCTGTGATTTATTGCAAACTCTCATTTTAGCAGCCATAGACAGATGTGGAGATGCTGATGCTCCTCTAATGTTCAGGTTTATTGAGTATGTTGAGTCCTTTCCATCTAAAAGAGGTATTGAAATCAATGATTAAGTTTAAAGAAAGCAAAGATTCTGCAGTAGACAATGGTTCTATCATTGTTGAGAATGACATGGTTAACAATCCTGTTCACTATCAGTCAATGGTCAAAGACCTTAATATTGATGCAATATCATGTATGAGAGCTGCCTTTGGAGATGAGAGTGTGGCTGGCTTCTGTATTTGCAATGCCTTAAAGTATATCTACCGTAATCAAAATAAAAATGGTAAGCAAGACATACAAAAGGCTATATGGTATCTAAACAAATACTTGGAACTTAGTAAGGATTAATATGCCTAAGAGATTAAGACAATGGACACACAGAGAGTTCTGCAAGGTACTTAAGAATAATGGGTTTCAATTCAATAGACAGAGTGGAGACCATCATATTTACTTAAATGCCAATGGAAGGCATATCAGTGTGCCCATGCGTCTTAATGCTTGCATAGCTCTCAGATTAATTAAAGAGAATAACTTAAAAATAGATTAACAATGTTAAGCAACTATCCCGATGGATTAAGTGACTCTACAGTTGGAGCCCCTTGGAATGAGCCAGATGTTCCAGAGAAAGAGTTTAATGTCACCTGCACTCAAACACTCTCAAAGACAGTATCAGTATTAACAAATAACTATGTCCCTGGTGGAGAGTGGTGTGAATATGATGATGGTATTACCATAGGAGGCCATGATCCAGATGATACTTCAGATACAAATTGGGCAGATGAGTACCATGATAATGATTATCATACTCCTCTACAGCTGATAGAACTCTTCAAGCAGTATCTTGAGAATGACCTCAACAGGATGGGAGAAGTCAAGAATGAGAAATGGATTAAGCATCTTATTGAAGAGTGTAGTAACTGGACAGAAGATGAAACTGAATATGTGGAGGATTGAGTATGGAGAAACTGATAATTCTTGACTTTAATACAGGAGAAGTAGATATTTATCCTGTAGAATATAGCATTGATCCTGAACCTGAAGAAACTCTCCACAGTTTAGGTCATAATCCTGATAATTGCCAATGGATGATTTCAGATGGTCAGATAACCTTTCATAAAGAAGTACTGAAATGAAGGAGTATCATAAGCCAGGCTATTGGAAAGATTGGTACTGGAATAAAGGAGGCAGGGACAAAGTCCAAGCCAATAGAAAGAAAAGGAGTGAGTTAACATTCAAACATGAAAAATTCAAATGAGTATGAAAGAGATTGTAAAACTCATACCATCAGGTAAGAAGATACTGGTAGAGCAAGTAGCATTTGTAAATAAGGTTCCATACTTTGTAGAAGTCAATAACCCAGAGAGAGTTTATACACTTCTTGAGATATGGAGACCTAAGAAGAAATAGCCCGTGAGGGTTTGTATTGTTAATACTTTTAAATTTACAGCCTCTCAGCGGAGAGGCAACCTGCCCTCATAGCTCAATGGATAAAGCAACAGATTTCTAATCTGTAGGTTGTAGGTTCGAGTCCTACTGAGGGTACTAATTATTAACTAAAAACAAAACAATCATGAACAAAGTAGAAAAAATCAAAGCGTATCTTGAAAGAAGGATTGCAGAAATACGCGATATAAGTCAAGGTTATATTGCAAACAAGCAAATGTCTACAGAATATCTGTTACTTTTTGAACTTCTAGCCTACATCAACTCTCTCTCAGATACCGAAAAAGATTTCGGCATCAAAGAATCTGTAATCCCATTTGGAGCTTCAGACAGTGAACTGATGGAAGCTACATATTTCATCCCACAAGGCTATCACGCAGTTATTGAGAGTAATAAAGTGATAATCAAGAAAGGCGAAGAGCCAGTAAGCAATGACTTGGAAGAAGCAGCAACAAAGTATGCAAGAAAACAGCTCTCAAATCCTGACTATCCTACTTACAATGATGAGTATGAGATGGAATGTGCTTTTGAAGCAGGTGCTCAATGGCAGAAAGAGCAAGAGCAGTCCACCATAGAACTTGCAGAAGACCATGCCTATTTAGCAGGACAAGAGAAAATAATTGACAAGGCTTGTGAGTGGCTTAAAAGTTACTTTAAAGGAGTTCCTAGTGGAACTGTTTATTTAGAAGATTTCAAAAAAGCAATAAAGGAATAGTTATGACGCAAAAAGATATTAAATTAGTCATAGAGGCTTTTTTCGCAGTTAATAAGAGGCTTAGAGCTTCTTATAATTCAGACCAATGTATTAAGTATTCACATACTGACAAATACTACGAAGATATATTGGAAGTATATAACGAATTAAAGAAAAAGGAGGAATAAACTATGGTAAAAGACGTATACGATGAAATGATGGCTTTTATAGCTATGCAAGATAAAGAATGGGAAATCCATTGTAGAGAATATGGATGGTTTAGAAGGTTATCTGAAAGACTGTTTGGAAGCGAATTTGCCAAGCATCAATCATTTGAATTTGAGCTGTTTTTAATGAATAAAGGAATAAAGTCATGACAGAAGAAGAGAAACTCTCAAAGGCAGTTAAACTTGCAGATGCAATGTATTATGCTGCCCAAATGATGAGCACCGATGCTTCTCATCTTAGTAAAGCAATGAAGGATTGGTGGAATTTCAAGAATGTTGAACTTAAAAAGAAATAATTATGGACTACGAAAAGAAATATAAAGAGGCTCTTGAAAGAATGCGATATGTTGTCATTGAGCCAAAAAATGAAAATATGTTGCAAGCCATTAAGGAAACTGTCTTCCCCGAACTCAAAGAATTGGAGGATGAGAAGATAAGGAGGGTATTGGTTGATTACTTCAAAAGATACAAAGAACAAGAAGAATGTGGCATTAAGACATTCTACGGAATACCAACTGATGACATTCTTGCTTGGCTTGAAAACATCCCATATACCATTGACCATGAAAAGAGAGAAGGATTCCATCTTGGCTATAAGGCTGGGCTTGAAAAGCAAGGTCAAACTTCAGACCAGATACACTATTGGACAGAGGAAGAGATAGAACCTATTATTAGTGACTACCTCAGAGGTGCAGAGCATTATGGTGGAATGATAGGAAGACTAAGATGCTTGAAGCCTAAGTCTCTTGAAAAGCAAGGTGAGAAATCCTTAACTGTAAATATTGAATCTATGATGGAAGCGTATGAACAGAGACTTATAAACCAAGGTAATGGTGTAAGAAACAGTCCTATTGTTAATATGTGTGTAGCAGCTTTTAAACATGGAGTTGAAAATACTTTGGATGAATTACATTTAAAGCAAGATGAAACCTCTCCAATTCTTTCCAATTCTTCAAACATTGGAAAAGGTGAGCAGAAGTCTTGGAGTGAAGAGGACAAAAAAGAATATAAATATGTTTTGAAATTTGTTGATAACATACTTAATAACTGTGGTAATAAGAAAGATTATGAGCACTGCAAAAGATGTTATGATTGGCTCAAATCCCTTAAACAAAAGATAGGAGGTAAGCAATGAAACAGTACATAGACAAATCCGCTTTAGTAGAGGAGATAGAGAGAAGAAAAAAGTATTATGAAAATATACAGATGATAAAACCTGTATATGAAAGTAATATTGAAGACTTTAATGAACTGCTTTCTTTCCTCGACACCCTTGAAGTGAAAGAGGTGGATATAAGGAGCGAAGTCTCTAATTGGTGGAATAGTCATTATGCAGGTGTAAAACAGGGTTACACGTTTGAAGGGTATTCTGGGCATTACATGGATAATTCAACAATAGTGAATCTTGCGCAATATTTTTATGAACTTGGTATTAAATCTCAAACTAAGGATATGATAGAAGCCCTCCATACAGAATATGAGAAAGGAAGGGCTGATGTAATTGCAGACACTCTCAGTTGGCTTGAGAACTGCTGGCCAAGATACTGTAGCAATCAAACTATTATCGAAGGATTTAAAGAAGCAATTAAAGACTAAAATTATGCCCCAATATTCTCATGATATGCTACATTGCCATCAAGACAAGTGCAAGAAGAAAGAACAATGTTACAGATACTGGCTTGGTCAAGAGATTAAGAACACAGACTTTCAGTATGCAAGTTTCTTCCATCCCGAAGAGCCTGTTACTGATGGCTGCACGTATTACATTAACAAAGATTATTTTGAGTGATTATGATAGCATTTTTATTAGGAGCAGCATTAGGTGCTGTAGTAGTATTATTAAACTTTATAATTTTATCTCATATTTGGAAAAAGGAAAGAGATGAAGACAATACAAATCAATAGGGAGAACTTAGGTACTGTCATGCAGTTACCTTGTGTTGAGATGTGTTTTAAGACAGTCTCAGGGCATTTCAGATTCAAGGGAACCTTTGAATCCAAGGCACACTATGCAAGAGAGAATGACTGGCTTATTCAAGTCTCAGAAAAGAGTTGGAGAGCTATGTCTAATGCAGAATATCAAAGAATAAAAGATAAACTATGATATGAATAAAGGACAATTTAATATACTTGCCAATTTACTTGATGAGAGGGGTTATAAGAAGTATAATCAGCAATGGCATCATGAGGATTATGTTATAGGCAAAGGCTTCCATAAAACTGATAACCAATGGGAAGAAGGTAGGAATGCCTATCAGATAATTCTCTCTATCTATGATTACTCAGAAAGGACTATGCTTTGGGATAGGATTCCTAAAGACATGAGGAACCATGTGGAAATTGAAGTCCATGTAGATATGTCAAGAACCATTGATGAAAGACTGGAGCTTTGTTTTGCTTGGCATGATAATGATACTATTGAAGAAGTAGAACGTTGGGCTGAAGAATATTATCAATTCATGTGTAAATTATTTAAAGAACCAAGAGAATAACTTTTAAATTCAACAATTATGAAAGAAGTAACAAAAGAACAAGTACAGAAGTACATTGTGTATGAAGCCCTTGATGGTACACAGTTCCATGACAAGGCAGAGTGTCAGAAGTATGAAGAATCTGCTAAGGGAGTAATCAGGGCAAGAATTGCCAAGCTTACTGTAGGCAAAGCTAATGAATGGGACTTATTAGCAGGAAGTGACGAGCATTCAGTTATTGCTATCAAGATGGAGAATGACAAGGATTTAGATACTGTAAAGCAGTTCCTCTTGATGGAATGCTCTTGGTATAATGCTGACAACACCAGGAAGACTGAAGTATTTGATGCTATGGATAAAGCCTTTAAGAATAAAGATATTGTCCTCTTTGGTATTAACTATGATGGAGACTACTACTGGATTAATAGTCGCCAGAATATCATTGATAATCTGATGAATTTAGATAAGAAAGAAGAATAGATATGAATAATCAACTGTATCCCCATAATAAGGCAGCTTACGAGAGGGTAATGAAAGCCTTCAAGACAAGCAATAAGACTTGCATCTGTCATCCTACGGGTACAGGAAAGTCTTATATTGTGGCAGCAGTATGCCAGCACTTTGAAAGGGTGCTGGTAATTGCTCCTAATATGTTTGTGCTAAACCAGCAGGAAGAGGCTCTTAAGTATCACAAGAATGTGTCTTATATTACTTATGCCTGGCTTATGCTTCATTATGCTGATATTAAAAACTTCTATGATATCATTATTTTAGATGAATTCCACAGAGCAGGTGCTGAAGAATGGGGGACAGCTGTAAACATACTTATTGAAACCCAGCCGCAAGCTAAAGTTCTTGGAACAACTGCCACCCCAATAAGATATTTAGATAATGAGAAAAATATGGCAAAGGAATTATTTGATAATAATATTGCCAGTACTCTTTCTATTGCTGAAGCATGGCACTTGAAAATTCTGCCTGTCCCTACTTATGTGACGGGGTTTTTTACTTTCGATAACATCATTAATACTACTACTAAAAGAATTAAAGTCAGCAAATACCTTGACAAAGAAAGTAAACTTGACAGAATATCTAGAATCAGTAATGTCAAATTGGAATGGCAGAAATCCAATGGTATGGTTAATATTCTTAAGAAGCATCTTAATAAAAGAGTACATAGAATTATAGTCTTTTGTGCTCATATTGAAAATCTTCAAGGAATGCAGCTTCTGGTAAAGAAGTGGTTTAGGCAATCTGGATTTCGTATATCTGGTACTTACATGGTTCATAGCAGTCAAAGTGACAGGGAGCAGATGGTTCAAATGAAAGAGTTTTCCCAAGATAATGCCAAGGGAATAAAGCTTCTTTTTGCTATTAATATGCTTAATGAGGGAGTTCATATTCCAGATGTAGATGCTGTATTGATGTTGAGAACTACTTCAAGTAAGATTATTTACCTCCAACAACTTGGAAGATGCCTTACGGCAGCTAATACTGACAAGCCTTTGGTACTGGATATGGTAGATAATATTTCTACTACGACTGTTGTTTCTTCCTTAGCTGAAGAATTAGCGAACCTTGAGAAAAAAGACAGCGAGGAGAAGGAAGAGGCCTATAGAAAAGATCTAACGCAAACAATGGGCAAATTTGAGATATTTGACTATACACTTACTATAAGACAAATGGTCGAAAAATTAATTCCTAAATCTCCCTCATTAAAAGAAAGGCTTGAGGAGGCAACTAAATTCTGTGAATCTGTAGGAAGAGCTCCTTCTATTAAATACCCAGAAGAGTATGGTCAGGTTTTAAATTGGAGAATCCTTCGTAATTATATTGAAAAAAATCCCCAAGTTTTAGAGTTATTTGTCAAATACAGCAATAGAATTAATCATTCTAAGGTTTTTAAAATAAAATTTTTGGAGTTTGTGAAAAAGTATAACAAGTTTCCAATATCCAAAGCTGCGGGAGAGGAACGTAATCTATACCAGTTCTTTTTAAAGCATAAAGAAGAACTTTTAAAAGATGACGAAATAAATGAAATCTATTGTAAATATTGTAATATAAATAAGAAAGATATATATTACAAAGAAGTTCTCGAATTCTGTAAAAAGCATGGCAGATACCCGCGTAAGAAAAATTCTAAGGAAAAAGATGCTTTGATAGCATTTAATCGTTTTAAGGATGCTGCAAGGAAAAGCAAAAAGTACAAACAGCTTTACAGGAAACTTTCTTTAAAGTATGGCAAACATAGCCAATTTGATAAGTACCTGGCAGCAACAAAGCAGTATGTGGAAAAGTACGGCTATTTGCCTTGTAGGGGAAAAGAACAAGTATATTATAAATGGAAATTTATCAAATATAGATTTAAGGAACATCCTGAAGTCCAAAAACTCTTGGAAGAGTATGGAGAGATAACTAAGCAGAAAGTTTCAGAAATAAGAAGTAAAAAAATGAAAGAAACAAGGCAGAATAGGAAAACCAAGAGTGTTAATTTATCAATGTAATATTAACTATGAGATTAATCAAAGCAAAAGATGCTGCTCAGGAGTTAGGAGTTGATGTACAGACTATTAGGAACTGGGGAAAGAAAGGCATCATAGATATTATCAAGAGACCTCATGTACACTATGTGAATGAGGAACAGATTGATGCCCTCTTCCCAGAACTGACAAGTACTGAAGAATCTAAGAGACTCCTTGCTGAAGAGAAAGCAAAGTATGAATCAGAGATTAAGAAGTATAAGGAGCTTGAAGAAGAACTGCATGAAGAATACAGGGTTGGTAAGCTGATTAACTTCAGTATGAAGAAAGCAGCCATCCATAAATTCTTTGATGTGGTAATCAATCTCCTTGTACTGTGTAGGTGTCTTACCTCCAGAGAAGCAGCTATTCTCACTGCTGTAATTAATGGAAAGACTTCTAAGGAAATATCTAAGATGTTTGGTGTCACTCCTCAGAATGTCTCTTTTATGTGCCAGAAGGCTATCAGACATGCTTCTGATATCAGGAACATAGAAGATAGAATCTCTCATAATGAAGAGCTTGAAGAGAAAGTAAGTGTCTTGGAGAATTCTTTGAAAGCTATAGAGGTTAAAGCAGTAGCAGAATCTGCTAAAACCTTATTAGTGAGTAGAGACAAAGATGCTGATGCTCTTTTTGCTATCTGTAATCTTCTAAATACCAAGATAGGTAATCTTGATGTTACTGTAAGAACTATGAATGCTCTTAAATGTGCGGATATAGAAACTTTAGGTGATTTAGTCAGGCTCACCAGAAAAGAGGTAAGAGAGTTAAGACATTTAGGATATAGGTGTCTCTCTGAACTTGAAGACTTAGTTAAGGAATATAACCTCTCATGGGGCATGGATGTAGATAGCTACTATGCAGCATTTGGTACATTAATTAAAGATTAATTATGAAAAGACGATATTTTAATTTAGATGATGTGGACAGAGATCCAGATGATTTTATCTATGTCCATGAGTATAGAATTATTAACTAACTATTATGAACAAAAAGAATTTTTCATATCGAGAATTTATTCTCATATATGCACTTATTATTGTCTTTATGGTTTCCATGTTTATCATCCATATTGATTATAGGATAGATAAACTGGGAGCCAGAGTAGACTGTGTGGAAAAAGTAGCCAATAAAATAGTCAATAACTATGGAGATTGAGAAAGCTTTCAAAAGACTGCTTATAAAAAGCCCTTTCTATGGATTATTCTGTCTGAGTCTTCCTAAGGAGATTACCAGAAAGGTAGATACTTTGGCTGTCTCTAAGAATGGCATTAACTGTCAGTTAAATATCAATCCTGATTTTTGGGAGCAGTTCACTGATGATGAACAGATAGCATTGTTGGAGCATGAGCTTGGTCATATTGCTCTTCAGCACATGTTTATATCTGATTCATTCTCTGACCCCAAGTATTTCAATATTGCAGCTGATGCAGAGGTTAATTCCTATATTGAGAATCTGCCTGAGGGTGGAGTCACAGCCAAGGTATTATCAGAAAGGACTGGCAAGCATCTTGAGAATGGTTTGGGAACCAAGGTTTATTATGAGGCTTTGATGGATTGGCAGAATCAGCAAAAGGCAAATGCCCAGAACCCTCAGAAACCTTGTAATGGAGGTCAAGGAGGAAACAATGCTGCTTCTACATCAGGAAGTCAGGGACATCCCTCCTCTTCTTTATCACCCTCTAAAGCTGCCTCAAATTCCATTCCTGAGGATAATAAGGATGGGGAAAAGGAAAATCCACCATCATCTTCTCAACAAGACCAAAATTCTGAACCCCAAAATAAGCAGGACTCCGCTATGGGGCAGCAAAAGAGGGGTAAAGAAAAGGAGGAGAAGTATCCTGAGGACTTTGCTGAAGTCTGTAACTCCTTTGATAGTCATGATGAGTGGAAGGATTTTAAGGATATGCCAGATGCCAATAAGCAGTTAATGCAGAATAACATTAATGCTATCCTGAAAACTACTGCTGAAGAGGTAATCAAGATGCGGGGTACTATTCCTGATAATATGGTGGAGATTATAGAGAAGCTTAGAACAAAGAAGCCAGAAGTATTTAATTGGAAAGCATATTTCCGTAGGATGCTGGGCTCTATCTATGATGTCAATATCAAGACTACTCGTAGGAAACCATCTAAGAGATTTGAAGGCAGTGCTGGAATACAGCATAGGAAGAAAGTAAGTATTCTTGTTGCTGTAGATACTTCAGGCTCTGTGTCTACCAAAGAACTGCAGGATTTCTTCTCTGAGATTGAGTATATCTATAAAGCAGGGGCAAGGGTTACTATTCTTGAATGTGATGCTAGAATCAATAAGATTGAAGAGTATGATGGCAAAAAGATTCCTGAGATTGTAGGAAGGGGAGGAACATCATTTGACCCTCCTGTAAACTATTATGTCAAGCACAGGAAAGAATATGCTTCCCTCATTTATTTTACTGATGGAGAGTGTTCTTTGCCAGAAAGAAAACCCTCTGGAATGGTATGGGTAATCACTTCTAATGGTCTGCACCAGGAATATCCTGGAAAGGCAATTTATATACCACCTGTTAATAATAACTGATTATGAGTAAACAGAAATATTATCTCCTTGAATGGCCTGAAAGTCAGAAATTCATGGAAAACCCAGAGTGTATACAGTCTGAGGGAATGTCTTACTTTGTTCCCTGTGAATTATATGATAAAAAGAAATAACTATGCAAATTGTAGAACTTGGTGACTATAGTATGGTCATAATGAAGGACTCTGAAGACCCTCCTTGGAGGAGTGTAGGGGATATTTACAGAGTCGCAAAAGAGTATGGAAGAGACATTGTTGTTGATACAGAACAGCTGACTATAAATTATATTAGGGCTTCTGACTACCTTTATACTGCTGGCAGACTTGTGCTATTCTTCAAAGACCATATTCCTCCAAGATTCTGTTTGCACAGTGAAGTAGTAGTAAGAACAGTAGCTTTTTAGAATCCTTACAACATAACAATAAAACATTTTTAAGAAATGGCAAACTTAAATGAAATGACCATCAGTGAATTTACTGGTGTGTTTAACTATCTCCTTGATAATAACAAGGAACTACAAGAAAAAGGGCTTACCCCAATAGCCATAGGTATAGAGGGGGAAGCTGGCATTGGTAAAACCAGCCTTATTCAACAGGTAGCTGAACAAAGAGGAATGACTCTTTGTAAATTGAATCTATCTCAGCTTGAAGAGGTTGGTGATATGGTTGGCTATCCTCAAAAGGAAGTACTGCTTCAGTGGAAGACTGCAGACGGGCAGACTAAATCAAGATGGTGGCCAGAATCTCTCTTGAATAAAGTACCTGAGAATGTAAAGGTAACAAGTGCTACCAGAATGAGCTATGCTCCACCAGCATGGCTTCCTAAGGAAGAGAATCCTAATGGCACAATATTGATGCTTGATGACTATAGTAGAGCCAATCAGCTGTTTATGCAGGCTACTATGGAACTGATTAATGAAGGCAAGTATATCTCATGGTCTCTTCCAAAGAATACTAGCATTTGTCTGACTACTAATCCTGATGATGGTCAGTTCTCTGTGCAAAGTTTGGACTCAGCCCAGAAAACCAGATTCATTAATTTCAATCTCAAACTTAATGTCAATGATTGGGCTTCTTGGGCTGAATTCAACAGCATAGATTCTCGCTGTATCAATTTCTGCTTGCTCTATGGAGAGGAAATCTTCAAGAAGCACAATAATGTGCAGACCATTAATCCAAGGGCATACACGACATTCTGTAAGGCTATAAGCGGTATTAAGGATTGGAATGACGATAATTCTCTGGCTCTGATTTTGAATATCTCTAAAGGATGTTTCCTTAATGATAAGGATAATGTGGTGGGTACTCTCTTCACTACTTTTATCTCTCAGAAGCTGGATAAGCTGGTACAGCCTAAGGATATGCTGATGCAGAAATGGGATACTGTAGAGCCTAAGATTCATGATTGTGTGTATGATGGTGAGAGATTCAAGACTGAGATTGCCTCTATTCTGGCTATCAGGTTATTGAATTACATCATGTATTACTTCTCTCAACCTGGTGTCAAGCAGGATGTAGTGCAGGACAGGCTTCTGGATTTCATTGACAATCCTCGTAAGCTGTTCTCTGATGATTTGCTGTTCCATATCATCAAGACTGCTATTGGTAAATATCCTGGTAAGACTACCAAGCTTCTTCTTAATTCTAAGATTCGTAATAAAATTGTGATTTAACTATGAGAGTTACACCCACACGTAATAGATTATACGGGTTTGAAGACTGTCTTATATACAGTATTGATTGTGACTATTTCTTTGATTCTCATGCATCAGAGTATTGGTTTTCTGCAAGACCAGAGACAGGTACTCAAACATATATATTTAATACCTTTGGCGCAGTGGCCAATTCTTATGGAGGTGTAGTCTTTAACTCTCTTCCATACAAGGATCATCCAGAGCTTCTTGAAACAGCAAAGAAGGTATTTGTACATAAGGATTGTAAGATATCACGTACTTTGATTTCTGAGAAGTATAAGAAAAGTCTTTCTCCTTTCACTGCAGATGCTGTAATAGTGCCTGAATTTAAGAATAATGTCTGTAATATGTACAACAGTGCTATATTTATTAATGAGGATTGTGGTGCAATAGGCAAGGTTTTCTTCCATAAACCAGAACATCAAGATTTCTTTAATGCTAATAAGGGAAAGACTTTGAGAGACCTTTTACAACCTCATTGTGTAGAATCTTTTGAGGAAATTCATGGTCTTCTGGATGCTACTTTGGAGTATGTTGGAGGAGTTATTAGTATACCTAATGAAGGTTCCCCACTTCTTGATATTCTCACAAATACATTGCCTAAAGATAAGACTGTCTTTGAGAAAACCATGCAGAATTCTCTGGGTACTGAGGAGAATAAGATTACCTTTGAAAATATCATCTCTATCCATGAGATGCTGAAGAGCAGTGATGAAAATACAAAAGCTGCTGGTATGAAAGCTCTCTCCATGATGGACTATATGCATTATCCCAATAGTGTGAAGCTGATATTCCATCAAATGAATACTTGTGAGTGGAGGTATAATAAGGCAAATAGTTCTACTTCTGTGAAGTTTATGCTTAAGAGCATCTTTGGAGACAGATGGAGAAGATGGTGGGGAGACTATAACAAGACTATCTATCCCCAGGATTTGGAACTCTTCAAGAAACTCCTTGCACACTATGAGAAATTGAATGATGAAGACTTTGCCAACAGGATGGCAGCTCTTGAATTTATGAAGGTTAATGCAGAAGGTATGCTTGTTCCTGTGTTGGAGGCATAATCCTGTATGATATAAACCCTTTGTTGTATTGTTTTGTTGAACCCCTCTCTTCTGCTTGGTTTAGCCAGGTGGGAGAAGGGGTTATTTTTTTCTTAGCACCTAAATTATAGTTTTAATAACTCATTTTGATGATTACACTAATAGGACTATCTTTGCTGCAAAACATAATAAAGAATATTCTATGAGCAATATGTGTCTTGTTGTCACTCCTGCTATAGAGGAACTGGCAAGTAAAATCCAACAAGAATATCCAGAAGCATGTCAGCGTAATGGCTTCAATAACCAGATGTGTGCTGAGTGGATTGGACTATATAACAACACTAATTCAAAGAATCCTGATAATGTTCCTGCAATGAAGTCCTTGGTTAACTTCATTGAGAAACTTCGTAATCAAGAAGGCAAGTCTTTCTTGAGGGATTTGGAAGCAGAGAAAGAACAGTATGCTATTGAGCAAGAAATGCAGGAAATTAAAGCCAAAGCTCAAGCTGATGGAACTTTTATGAAAGCTCCTAATGGTAAAGATACCAATCTTACTGAAAGACAGTGGCTTCAAGTTAGAACCAAGAATTTTATCAATTGGTTTGGTGATTGGATTAATGATCCTGCTAATGCTTCCAAAGTAGTAGATGAGAATGGCGAGCCTTTGGTAGTGTATCATTTTACTGACGAAAACACTCTTAATAAATTTGCTAATGATAGAGAGGCTTATTTTACTTCTGATGAAAGTGGAGAATTTATATTTGAACCGTATAAAAACAATAGAAAAAATAAAATAGTTTGTTTTCTCAATATAAAATCTCCAGTAGGAAGTGATAATGCTTATTTTCGTGATTATAATACAGGAAATATTCTTCCAGAAAGAATTAATGATACTACAAGACTATCTAGAGAAAACCAAATAGAAAGTATTAAAAAACTGCAAGAAAATTATCCAAATGTAGATGGTATAGTTAGAGATTATAATTTTGGAATAGCAGATAAAACCTTTAGAAAGCGTGAAGGATATACAAATGTAGAATTTATAACTTTCAATCCCAACCAAATCAAATCAGCTACTGACAACAATGGAGAGTTCTCTATTGAGAATCCCAATATTCAGATGGCTATAGGAGAATCTGATAGTGTACCATCCCAGGAATCACAATATACAACCCAACAGCTTATTGACCATCTTAAATCTATGGGCATTCCTGTTCATACTAGAGAGGAAATGATTCAGTATCTTAATGAGCATGGGTATAATAGTATTCAAGAAGCTGTTGGAGATATATATGAAATTGATATAGACTATCTTAATTCACAATATAAAAATGAGGGAGATAGTACTATTGAAGAAATACTTGATATTGTAAAAGCAAAAAAATATAATAAATCAGGCACTGATGCCGTTACTATAGATAGTGACAACCATCAAGTTATTTATACTATTGACCATTCAGCTGATAATGAACTTGAAGATAATTTAAAAGATGGGGATGGTTTTGGTATTAGACATGCCTATAAATTAAAAGATTTAAATGGAGAAAATGGAGAAGAACTCGTCAAAGATCTCATCAGAGACATTGCAGCCGACTATGAGTATTCTGAGACACGCATTCGCAAGGTGTTGCAAAATCTTGGAGTTAGACCAAAAAACATGCTTGGCTCTAACCTTGCTGCTGAACTCCAAAGAATGTCTTATGACAATGCTCTGGTATCTAGACTGGGCAGAAGAAGCGGGACTAAAACTGGATACTACAAAAATAGTAAAGGCAGCAGAAAAAATAAGGGAGACTTACGACAAGAAGAAGACTTCTTTTTAACTCCTCAAGGAGAAGTATTTGGTTTTGTTGCTCCCAATGGGAATATTTATCTTGATGAAACAGTAGTATCTCCAGAACATCCTATCCATGAATACACACATCTTTGGGACAGGGCTTTGGCTAAGAATAATCCAGAGCTCTGGCAAAGAGGTGTAGAACTTATGAAGAATCTTGCTCTGTGGAAAGAGATTGAAGATTCTGATAACTATGGCAAGAAGTGGAAGGCTCTCAGTGGTATGACAGACAGTAAGCTTGAGAGCCTTATTGCTTCTGAAGTTCATGCTAGGTTAATAGGAGAAAATGGTGAGGAGCTTCTTAATCAGATAGCTGAAGAGAAGGGTAATAAAGGTATTATAGATAAACTTAAGCAGTGGATTCTTGATGTTTGGAAAGACTTGAAGGCAACTTTTGGCAACTGGTCTCAAGAGGAGATTGATAAACTTACCCTCAAGGATTTCAATCACATGACTGTGAGGGATTTTGCAGATGGTATTAATTTTAAAGAAGGACAACAAACACTTAATATAACACCAGCAAAATCTGTAGATAAGAAAGCCGCAGTAAAAGGAAGTATTTCCAATAAGTTTATAGGATTTGCTGAGGGTATTACAGGCTCTTCAACTGCAGAATATGCAAGACAGGCTGGAGATAAGGCTAATGTAGGTGTTTATAGTTCTGAAGACACTGTATTTGTAAGCATTCCTGGGATGAGGGGAAATGCTGAAATTAGACATGCCCAACAAGATAAGACTATACAAGAAGCATTAAAAGCCTTAAATCAAGGAGCAACTCTTATTACAGATAATGAAACTTATACTAATAGTAGCTCTTACAATGAAGGAGAGAAGAAACTTGCTCAAGCTTTAAAGAATACTGGTGCCACATATTCTGAGAGGACTATAGACGGGCAGACACTTGGGGTATGGAGACTACAGCAGCCTTCATCTATTTCATCTCCCTCTCAAGCTGCCCAAAATACTTCTCAGCCAAATACAAGACCTCAGTCTGATTCTTTCAAGACTGCCTTAAAAGTAACTGAGAATAGGACTACTCAGTTCTATCAGACATTTACTCCCCAGCAAATTAAAGACAGGGGTGTAATGATTTCTGATTATTTCTCAGACATTATTGATGACTATATCCTTGATGAACTTGACAGGGTAAATGAAATTATAGAGAATCCAGAATCTTCAGATAAGGACAAAGAAGAAGCAAGGACTCTTAAAAATCTTCTCCGTGACCCTATAAATGGCAGGCAATATGCTGCCAATAAGATTCAGATTGGCAATATCCTTGATGAGGTTAAGAACAAAATCAGGAGAAAGGCTAATAGCTATGACGGAGTAGAAAAACAACTTTGGCAGAACACATTGGATTTCTTCGATGAATTGTTTAATAATCAGGCTTCTCTGGAAATTGAAGAACAGGAAGGAATCCGCATTATTGGCCTGAAGACCATTGAAAAATCCCCAGATGAGGTAGCCACAGAGGAGGAAAATGATGGAGATGATGAGACTGGTCACACAGTAAGTGGTAATGATGGCTGGCTATTCCAGACAAGGTTTGAAAATCCAGCTTCCTCTCTCTCCAAGAGAGTAAGGAGAATGACCTATAATATTAAGAGAGATAGTTCTGATAAGGATGATTTAGGGCATACTCGTAAATATCCTAGTGGTCAGATTTATGCCACTCTCCTCTCCTACTTAGCTAAGACCATGCAAAATCCTGATGCCTTTATGCAGGTAATCAAGCCTGAGGAATATGAGGGTATTTATGACCACTATGGTAATGAGGTTACTGAGGAACTCTATCCTTATGGCTATCCTACATTCCCTGTATTAGAAACAATGAGAAGCCAATATCCTTGGGTAGAACAGATTATTAATCGTCTTACAGATGATTATTTGGATAAGGATTGGAATACCTGTATTGCATTCCCTTCTACCTATGGAGCTATGGCATCCCAGTTCTATACCAACTTTAGGAAAGTATTTATTCCTTATGCTAAGATTCAGGTTGGTGATGGTAAGTTTGGAGTAACCCCTCTAAATACTGAAATGGAGGCAAGGTGTCAGAAAGATAAGCTGGCAGCTAACTTTAATAATGGTATTGTCATGACAGATACCTGTATCTACAATCAAGATACTACCATTAATAGGGAACACGCCGATGACTTGAAAGACTACATTAATGATGTCATAGAGGATGGTGGAGTAGAACACGCCTATAGGCTTTATCAGGATTTGTCAGATCCAGACTCTGTTACAGAACAAGAGGATGTTGATGACTTTAATCTATTTACAGATAGGGTTGTATTTTTGCTTAACTCTTTTGGTATTTCCTCAAATAGGGACAATGTAGTTGCTCTTCTTGCTCAGACAGAACAAGGAAAGACCCTGCTTGATATGTTGAAAGACCTGCATTATGTGGCAGATACTATCTCTAAGGTTTCTGATGAAAATGCCAAGAACTTCAACTATTTCTTAGACCTTCACTATGTTGGAGGAGAATCAGTATGGGGTAAATTCTTTGATGGTAGGGGAATGATTACTGATGAAAGCTATATGCAGTCTTTCTATGATTCTTCTTCTAAGAAAACCAGATATAGCTACTCTGCAGATAACTATCTCCAGAAGACTTTCAGGGGTTTGTATAATCCTGATATAGATGAAAGAAAAGAATTCATTGAGCAGAACTTCATGAAGTATGAGTGGTTCTATAACCATAATACGAACACATGGAGAAATAAATGGCTAGAACATCTCTATAATGCTCAGGACATTTCTGATACTCTTCCATATAGGAATATCAATAACATTACTGAGTATGGTGAAACTACTAAGGTAAGAGACTACAGGACATGGACTCCTACTGATGTATGGTTGGTTCAAAATAGGAGTTTTGATAGCACAAAGCCTTATACATTCTATTTGGCTCCCATATTCTCTGATTCTCCAATGTCTATGACTGTCAAGGGTCCTGTACTCAGTAATGATGAAGTGCTTGATGCTCTTGTAGGACTTGTAGACCAGGAGATGTGGAGAATCAAGTATGCAGGAGAAAGAGAGGCAGCTATAGAGAGAGGTGATGTAAAGCCTATTGCTAACTTTGATGTCATTGATGGCAAAGGAGGCAGAGGAAAGAAGTTCTGCTTTATTCCTGAGTTGAATAGTTTCACTTTTGAGAATGGCGAGACTTTCCTTCAGAGAATTACCAGGATGAAGAATGGCAGGGCTGAAGATGGTTCTGAGGCTGCCTATAGCAAAGCAGACTTTGATAATGTGGAGAGGCAAGCACTTCTGTCTATCATGGCTCAGAAGGCAGATGCTTATTTGGCTGAGAATAGACAGCAATATGACATGGAGAACTTCAACTATGATGAGTTCTTGAGAAACTATATGAATATGGTTTATGCCAATGCTTCTATTATTCAGTTTAGCACTATTGACCTTGCTTTCTATAAGAGTGATGTTGATTTCCAAAAGAGGTTTAAGGAAGTTTATGCTGGCGGTATTCAACTGAATACTAATTCTAGGTATGGCAAGAAGACAGAGAACACTGTCCTTCTTGCTGATGACATCATTACTTCTCCTTCCTATAATGCAATTAATGAGATTATTGAAAATAACCAGAATCTCTCTGCTAAAGACAAGAAGCAGATTATGGGTACCTTCACAGATATCAATGTAGCAGATGCTCAGGCTATCAGGTCTATGCATTCCTTCAGGTCTGTCATGGATATGATGGGCAGATGGGATGAGAGGGCTCAGGAAGCTCTTGATAACTTTGAGAAGGGTGAGTGGAATAAAGAAGACTTCGATGTTATTTTCCAGACTATTAAGCCTTTTGTCTATACTGTCATTGATAGGAATGATGGTATGGGAGGAGTGATTCCAGTACCTCAACAGCACAAGAACTCTGAAATCTGTGCTCTGATGATGTATAATCTGATTACTAACAACCTTGATTCTCCTGTTTACAGGGCTCTTTCAAGATTTATGGAAACCAAAGATTCTAATGGAGAATATCTTGTAGATATGATTCAGTTTGAGTCTGCAGGCAAGGTTGGTAATCAAGGTGTGGTTAATATCAACTATAATC